ATGGATATATCACATCCTGATATTATGGAATTTATGTCACTAAGAATCCCTACTGGTGATGTTAATAGAAAGTGTTTAAACCTCCATCATGGTGTTAATGTACCTGATGAATTTATGGAAGCTGTAGAACAAGATATGCATTGGAACTTGGTTGATCCAAAAACAAAAGATATATCAGAAGTCGTAAAGGCACGTGAGTTATGGGAAACTCTTCTAGAAACACGTTATCGTACAGGTGAACCTTATATCTATTTTATTGATGCTGCTAATAGTGCATATCCACAAACACAAAAGGATAAAGGTCTATTCTCACGTGGTTCTAATCTTTGTATTGAGATTACATTACCAACAAATGAAGAAAGAACAGCTGTATGTTGTTTATCATCATTAAACCTAGAGATGTATGATGAATGGAAAGATTCCCTATTGGTACAGGATCTCACGTTATTCTTAGACAATGTACTTCAATACTTTATTGACAATGCCCCTGATGAAATATCTAAAGCAAAATATTCTGCATCACAGGAAAGAAGTATTGGTATAGGAGCAATGGGTTGGCATAACCTATTAATGAAAAATTCTATACCGTTTGAGTCACAAGCTGCGGCTGAATTAAATGAAGAAGTATTCTCACTTATTAAAGAACGTGCTGCATCTATGTCCTTAACTTTAGGTGATGAACGTGGGGAATGTCCTGACATGGAAGGTACAGGACGACGTAATGCTAATCTATTGGCAATTGCCCCTAATGCTAATTCATCATCTATTGCCGGAACATCACCATCAGTTGAACCTATTAAGGCAAATGCTTTTGTACATAGAACCCGAGCAGGATCCCATTTAATTAAGAATAGATATCTTTCAGAATTATTAAATGGATATGGACAAGATACTGAGGAAGTATGGAATTCTATTATAGCTAATAATGGTTCTGTTAACCATTTAGATTTCTTATCTACTCATGAAAAAGAGGTATTCAAAACTGCCATTGAGATTGATCAAAACGCTATTGTTCGTTTAGGTGGTCAGCGTGCTAAATATATCTGTCAGTCACAATCACTTAATGTATTCTTTCCTGCAGGTGTAGATAAGAGGTATTTACATGAAGTACATTACAATGCATGGAAGTATGGCAACAAATCACTCTACTATCTAAGAACAGAGACGTCTAATAAAGCAGAAACACTATCTGATAAAATTGAGCAAAAGACAATGAAAGATTATTCAGAAACACCATCTGGACAAGATCTTCTAGCTGGTGTAGCATGTCAAGGCTAATACTATATCTTCTACTACTTTATTCATCAGTTGCATTTTCTGATGAAATAGTGTATAATAAGGGTATAAAACCAAATGGAATGGAAGAGTTTGCGTATTGGGGACTAACAGCTAGATGGTTTAAAGATAAAGAAAAGAAACGTGTTACAAAATTATGCTTTTTTTACATGAAACGTTTTGTAACTTGTACTGATATACCGGGCCTGTAGCTCAGTTGGTTAGAGCATCCGACTCATAATCGGCAGGTCGTAGGTTCGAGTCCTACCAGGCCCACCATTTGAATAAATAGGAGAATATATGAAGTGGATATTAAGAATAGGATTAACCTTTAGTTTAGCAGTAGTGATAGGATTATTAACTTTATTACCTCATGTACTTGGTAATAAAGTATTTACTGATTCTGAAGTAAATCAGATAGAAACTATTATAAATGAATATAACTGACTCAGCAAAAAAGCAATTTAAGGAAATAGGTGGTATTATACGATATTCTTTAAATGGGGGTGGGTGTTCTGGTCTTATAGGTAAATGGGATGTTACTGATCAGATTGATCCGGAAGTTGATATCATTATATGGAGATCATGTACACCGGGTACTATGGGTGGTGTGGCAGCTGAACAAGAAGATTGCCCTACTATATTTGTTATAGATAGTTTTACTATTGAGCATATGAAAGATGCTATAATAGATTATACAGGAGGGCCCTTTTCCCCAGCATTTAAAGTAACTATACCCGATAAGGACTCGTGTGGTTGTGGGGAATCTTTTGTGTTATGATTTTAATAGAACTAAAACAATATATAAGACAACATAATACTGTTGCATTAATTGATTTAGTTAATCACTTCCATATTGAGTCATCAGTTATAGAAGTGATGTTGGATAAATGGGTATCTAAAGGATCCTTAGAGATAGTAGATAATGTAAAGGGTTGCGGTACATCATGTTGTAAATGTGATGAAAGATTAATTAAATTTTATAAATGGAGAAAAGATGGGTAATATTATTGGGATAGATTTAGGAACTACAAATTCATGTGTAGCAGTATTAGAGTCGGGTAAAGCTAAAGTTATTGAAAATTCCGAAGGTTCTAGAACTACACCTTCTATTGTAGCATATTCTAATGGTGAGGTACTAGTAGGTCAATCTGCAAAAAGACAGTCAGTAACAAATCCTAAGGATACGTTATTTGCAATTAAAAGACTTATTGGCCGTAAATATAAAGATAATGTTGTACAGAAAGATATAAAGATGGTTCCGTACACTATTATCGAAGCTGATAATGGGGATGCTTGGGTAAATGCAGGAGGTAACAAGACTTCCGCACCAGAAGTTTCTGCCAAAATTCTTATGAAACTTAAAAAGGATGCTGAATCATATTTAGGTGAGTCTGTAACTGAAGCTGTTATTACAGTACCCGCATATTTTAATGATTCACAGAGACAAGCAACCAAGGATGCAGGTAAAATTGCAGGACTAGAAGTAAAGAGGATCATTAATGAACCTACTGCAGCTGCATTAGCATTTGGATTAGATAATCCTGCAGGTGATACTACTATTGCTGTATATGATATGGGTGGTGGCACATTTGATGTATCTATTATTGAGATTGCAGAGATTGAAGGTGAGTATCAATTTGAAGTATTAGCTACAAATGGTGATACATTCCTTGGTGGTGAAGATTTTGATTTAAGACTTATCGATTATCTATGTGATGAGTTTCAAAAAGAAAACTCTGTTGATCTTCATAAAGATGCTATGGCACTTCAGAGATTAAAAGAAGCTGCAGAGAAGGCAAAGATAGAATTATCGTCAACAGAACAGACAGATATTAATCTACCTTACATTACTGCGGATGCTACAGGTCCTAAACATTTAAATGTTAGGTTAACTCGATCTAAACTAGAATCATTAGTAGATGATCTTTTAGAACGTTCTAAAAAACCATGTGAAGTAGCATTAAAGGATGCAGGTCTAAGTGCATCTGACATTAACGATGTTATTTTAGTAGGTGGTCAGACAAGAATGCCTAAAGTTCAGGAATTAGTACAAACCTTTTTTGGTAAAGAACCTCGTAAAGATACTAATCCGGATGAAGCAGTGGCTCTTGGTGCTTCAATTCAAGGTGGTGTACTAGGTGGTGATGTTAAAGATGTATTACTTTTAGATGTAACTCCACTATCTCTTGGTATTGAGACTATGGGAGGTGTTATGACTAAAGTTATTGAGAAAAATACAACTATTCCGACTAAGGCTTCTCAAACATTTTCAACAGCAGAAAACAACCAACCGGCAGTAACAGTTCATGTCTTGCAGGGTGAAAGGGAAGTAGCTTCCGGTAATAAATCACTAGGTCGTTTTGATTTATCTGATATCCCACCTGCTCCACGTGGTACCCCACAAATTGAGGTATCCTTTGATATTGATTCGAATGGTATTCTTAATGTATCTGCTAAAGACAAAGCAACTGATAAAGAGCAATCAATTGTTATTAAAGCTTCATCTGGTCTATCTGATGAGGATGTTGAACGTATGGTTAAAGATGCTGAACTTCATGCAGAAGAGGATCGTAAAATAACAGAATTAGTAGGTGCTCGTAATCAAGCTGAAGGAATGGTTAATTCTGTTAATAAATCACTAGAAGAGTTTGGGGATAAAGTAACAGAGGAAGAAAAGACAGGAATTGATAATGCCGTTAAGGATTTAGAATCTGTATTAAAAGATGATGATAAAGGTACTATTGAAGAGAAGACTACTGCGTTGACTGAGTTGTTTGGTAAATTATCTCAAAGAATGTATGAAGAGAATAAAGAAGAACCTATAAAGGAAGAAGACTCTGTAGTTGATGCAGAATTTGAAGAGGAGGTAGAGAAAAAATGATAAACCGTGAAATAGCGGGATGGGTACTAGCTGTATTCTGGGTTATATTGGCAGTATGGTTGTTAGTTCAACCACTTAAAACATGGGCTGCAGAAGACGAAGTTGCTACTAAAGCTCCAAAGGGTACACATGGATGGATATATAATAAAAAGACAAATGTACTTCAATTCTGTACACAAGTATCTGGTGATCAATATGATGCAATGGCCGAAGTACTTTGTATCCCATATCCTAAAAAAGTAAAAGAATTATCCGAATATGATTCATTTTTCTTAGATGGTGGACCTAAAAACTTTGACCCTGAGTCCGAATTAAGAGGTATACCAAAATACCTACCAGCTGAAAAATGAGTGTTAATAAAACCTCAATAGTACTTGTGATATACGGTATAGTGTATTGGGGGCTTCTTTTCTGTTTTGTTGTGTATGGAGTAAAGTTATGAGTAACATATTCTGTCAGTCTGATTTATGGAAAATTGAATTAATAGAACCCGGACTAGCGCCTAACCCTTTTTTACAGAAAAATAGAAATAGGTATGGTTTCTTTGATAAAGTGGCACCTATCTATATGCCCTTAGCTGTATATTATGGTACTGATAAAGTCAATGAATGTCTACCACAAGGTACATTACTGGAATGGAGAGATAAATGTATTAGTATGTTTGAAAGTCGCTTACAGTATAATGGATATATAAAGTTATATAATAACATGAAAGAGGATATAAATTGAAAATAGAATTATACTCAAAACCAATGTGTTCATTCTGTGACTCAGCTAAAAATTGGTTTGATAAACATAATGTAAGATATACAGCATACGATATTACAAACGATAAAGAAGCATTTAATAGATTTTTAAAACTAGGTCAAAGAACTGTTCCACAAATTGTCACTGATGGAAAGCATCTTGGTAATTATGATACCTTAATGGAAAATAAGGAATTATTCTTATTTGAAAAGTCTGTTAATATGACAACGGCTTCAGAGTCTTATAAACCATTTAGATATCCATGGGCAGTAGAGTTAACTAAAAGACACGAGCAAGCACATTGGATTGAAGATGAAATTGATCTATCTGATGATGTGTCTGATTGGAAATCACCTGATAAACTAACACAGGAAGAGAAGAATTATATCATTCAGGTGCTTAGACTGTTTACTCAATCAGATGTAGCTGTAGGTCAGAACTATTACGATTTCTTTATACCTAAACTAAAGAACAATGAAATCCGTAATATGCTTGGCTCATTCGCATCAAGAGAAGGTGTACATCAAAGAGCATATGCCCTCTTGAATGATACATTAGGACTTCCAGAATCAGAGTTCCACGCATTCTTAGAGTATAAAGAGATGGCGGATAAGGTTGAGTTTATGAGAGACAACGATAACTCTAACTATTCTAACTTAGCATTAGCTGTTGCTAAATCAGTATTCTCTGAAGGTATATCATTATTTGCATCATTTGTAATGCTACTGAACTTTCAAAGATTCGGTAAGATGAAAGGAATGTGCAAAGTAGTAGAATGGAGCATCCGTGATGAAACTATGCATGTTGATGGTATGACACAAATCTTTAGAGGTTTCTGTGAAGAGCATCCTAGAGTAGTAACAGATGACTTTAAAAGAGAGATCTATACTATGCTTCGTCATGTAGTGGAATTAGAAGACGCCTTTATCGACTTAGCCTATAATGGTGAAGTAGGGGTAGATGATTTGAGTATTGCCATGGCAGGTCTACAAAAAGAAGATGTTAAGTTATATATTAGACATATTGCAGATCGTAGACTATTACAACTTGGATTAAAACCTAACTTTGAAGTAAAAGATAATCCATTACCATGGTTAGATTGGGTATTAAATGCCCCAGATCATACTAATTTCTTTGAGAATCGTGTTACTGAATATGAAGTAGGCGGACTCAAAGGTACATGGGGAGAGGTATATGCTGCATAATGACCCTGAATCAGAGTTTGATATGCATTGCCCAGATTGTAATATAGAGTTTGGTGTACTGTACCCAGAAGTGTATGAAGAGAATAATGTATTACCATCATACTGTCCATTCTGCTCAGGTAAAGTGGATATAACAAATGATGGACTAGATAATAATGACGGAGATTATTAATGATAAAGAATCTACACCAGAGATTGGGAAGAAGGATAACACCATTAAAGATGAGACTGAGGAAGAGTGTAGGGAATGGATATATGAAGACAAGATTTACAACTTACCGGAGGGCTGTACTAGCAAGACAATGTACGGGTTCGTATATCAGATACAGGACAGAACAAGTGGCAAAAAGTACATTGGTAAAAAATTCTTCTGGGCCCGAAAAACAAGACAAGTTAAAGGTAAAAAGAAAAAGTACTTGGGTGAGTCGGACTGGAGGGGATATTATGGATCTTCTGAGAGGCTATTATTAGAAGTAAACAAAGATAAAGGTAGATTCAGAAGAGAGATATTAAGACTATGTAAGACTAAGTCTGAATGTGCGTACTTTGAAGCTAAGTTACAGTTTGAACATGATGTATTACTTTCAGATGAATATTATAATGATTGGATAATGGTAAAGGTTCGTGCAGCTCATTTAAAAAAACTTAAAGAAACACTTGACATTAACTCAAAAATGTAGTATAATATAGGATATATAATGATAAATGTAACAATTGAGATCCCGATGGAGTCGGACCCAGTTAAATATGAGGTCGATGATATAACAGGTGAGTTATATCTAGATCGTTTCCTAGATACTGCAATGTATTATCCATGTAATTATGGATTTATCCCTAATACTAAAGCAGCGGATGGAGACCCAATTGATGTTTTAGTTATTACACCGTACCCTTTAATATCTGGATGTATAGCTAAGTGTAAAGTATTAGGTGTACTAGAAATGGAAGATGAAGAGGGTATTGATAATAAGATATTAGCAGTTCCTAATGATAGGTTATATCAGAAATGGTATGATATTGAGGATGTACCACAAAGAACATTAAATCAAATTCTCCATTTTTTTCAGCATTATAAAGATCTAGAACCTAATAGATGGGCTAAAGTATATGGTTGGAAGTGTGCAACTAAAGCAAGAGAACTAATAATTAATTCAGAATGTATATAAAATTTAACACAGTAAGAGGAAATAGTAATGGTATATAAACATTTGTACGAAGTATTTGAGCAAGCAGCTAAAGAGAAAACAGTCAAAGCTAAAGAACAATTTCTAAAAGATAACAACTCACTAGCACTCAGAGATTTTGTAAAGGGAGCATATGACCCTAAAGTAACTTTTAATTGGATACCAAAAGGTCCAATACCTTTTGAGAAAGCTAAAGTAGAAGACTTAACATCCTCTCTTCTACATAAGACATCTGAGTTCCCTAAGATTTCTGATAATGGACCAGGATCCGCAATGAAGCAAATTGATAAAGAGAGGACATTAATTACTCTAATGGAGACAATTCACCCTAAAGATGCAGATTTAGTTTCGTTAATGCTTACCGACAAATTCAAAGGTAAGTATAAAGGAATAACTGTAAAGTTATGTACTAAAGTATGGCCTAAACTATTTCTTTAATAAATGCCTACATATACATTAAGACATATAGAGTCAGGAGTTACAGAAGATAGATTTCTATCCATCTCTAAGATGGAGGAATTAACCTCACCTCAAGGTGGTTATGAGCAATTAATAGGAGCTCCTAAAATCATATATGAA